TCCGACGCGCCCTAAATAGGCGGGAGGTTTAGGGGAGACAAAAACGGAAAAGTTGGGAAACCCGCTAGCGCAGGTGGTAGGGCCCGCTTTGGGGCTTTTCGGCTTTTTTTCGCCCAAAAAGCTCCCCCTTTAGGGTAGGGTTTTAGGTAAGATATAAATCACTGGACATCAACGACTTATGCTAACCTATCAAAAAAGATGAAGCCCCAACTTCTGTAAACTATTGTAGCCACAACGACTTATACTAACCGTATAGTGTCAAAATAGGCCTAAAATACCCCTCCACTCATAGGTAACAGTTGTACGGTTAGTATAAGTCGTTGTGGTTACAACGCTTTATGCTAACCAAAATACCTACGTCAGAAAGTTGGTTAGTATAAAGTGTTGATAGTCAATGACTTACGGCCGTTAGTATAAGTCGTTGACCCCCAACGCTTTATGCTAACCTGTGGTTTGCCCATTTGCTCGCTGCACATCTTCAAGCCGCTTTAGCGCTCGAACCCCTATACACGCGGAGCGTCCAAGGTGGAGCGCTACTGCGCGTAACGCCGTTGCTTTACTTGTGCGTAAGCACACAGTGAACCCTGATAGGCGATAGCCTCTAAGGTGAAGCGAGCCAAGGCGAGCGGAACGCCGTTGCTTCCGACATACGAGCGTAGCGAGCATACCAGTGGTCGGGCACGTGATATGAGAGTTACCCAGGACACAGACCGTATGAGGCGGAACCCCCCTAGGTACCTAGGGGGGTGGAGCCCCTCTGAGGACGCGTGGGGAGTCGCAAGCGCTTTTTAGGAAAATAATTTGGATTGACCTAAAATTTTTTGAGAGAATAATGTACAGCATGCCCGAATTTTTCATACCCGGAGAAGTCCCTTCATCCAAGAATTCAAAGAACTTCAATATAAAAATGAAAAGGCTATTTGACAGTAAGCCAACAAGACGCTATAGGAAGGCCGCAGAGCCTATCTACGAAGAACTTGCCCCCGCGTTTCGGAGATCGCGTTCCCACATGCCCGACCCTATCAAGGTGCACTTCACCTTCATCCGTGGCACTCGCCGCCGATTCGACCTCATAAACGCAGCACAGATTGTTCAAGACTTGATGGTTCAATATGATTGGATCGCGGACGATAACTTCACGAAGCTGATTCCAGTATTCGACCCACCGGAATACGACAAAGCGAAGCCGGGGGTGCGGATATGGGTCGAGGGAACGGGTCTTACAAAAGAGTTGGCAGGTCTGTTTTAATCGCCGAAGGGTTGAGCGGCGTACTCTGAGGGAGGAAAGGCGTAGGGGTTACCCTGCTTACGCGCCAGACCCTCCATGTGCTGAAGATAACCAGGGTTGAGGCTTTCATGTAGACCGTAGAGAGCGAGGTAGTTGATGATAGGCCGGATGTAGAATAAATTGGCGAAGGGAACGTTATCAACCCCTACGTCGGCCCATTCGCCGCGATTGTCTTTACCCTCGAAAGTGTGGGCCAAAGCTTTGCCAATACGTTCCGCATGGCTCAGAAGAGCCCCACCCAAGCGAGGGGTGGCATCGTATTGGGACATACCCGGAATGACCGTGCTAAGTGCGCTACGGGCTAAAAACAATGCAGACCACTTGCCCATGACGCCGGAACGATCCCAGCCCGCGGCGGCGAGTTGAGCCGCGTGGGTTAAACGTTCGGAGTCTTCCATGTCGGGATCGGTGATAAAACCCAAAGAGTTCTTACCAGAGGCCATTTGTTCCAAGGCGACAATACCCATACCAAGCATGCCCATACCGCCGTAATAACGAGCCATGGCCGCGACAGAAGACATGTTAGAGCCATTGACGCGCTGATTCCACGCGACCCCGGACACGCGGTGCCCCATGGCGGCTACGACACTCTGAAACTGGCCCGACATAAGAGACATGATGGGGTGCTTGGCGTCAGGCTTGAACCAGACTTCATCGTGCATGGTCTTGTAGTTAGGGGTGGCGAATGCCGCGTTGGAGACGTCATAAAACATTTGCTGGAACCGGGCGGAGGCTTGATCCGCCATCCTTCGCCCCTTGGGGTCGTCCTTAAATTGGTCGGAGCGGTGAAGGTCGGTGTCAAGGTACTTATTGCCATGAGCGTCCTCATAAGCGCCTTTGGAGCGCATGATATCCCAGTGCTCAGGGGAAATATCGTACCGGTTCAGAAGATTTTGGAGTCCAGGTTTTAGCTCCTCAAAAGACTTCCCCGCGTAATGGGCAAACTCATTGGAGTAGGCTTTGGGGATAGCTGGACGACCGATATCGGAAAAACCGGTAAGGAGAGATGCTTTGAGGAATATGCGGTTCGCCGCGCCGACCCATCCCTCGGGGCTAAGAGCGCCACCGGAAGAGAAAGCACTTATATTATGCATCTCGCTCAACATGGAACGCGAGCAGATGCCCATATTACGGGTGTAGTCCAGACCGTCCTCGTGGGTCAGGCTGTTCTTGGCCTCTATGAGGGGGAGAAGGAACCGGCGCATACCTGTGAAGCCATCCGGCCCCATGGCGAAGAAGTTCGAGCCCACAGCGTTCATATGGGGAAACAAGACTTTACCGAGGACTTCCAAGTTTAAAGCCTGCATGGAGGCGCGAACCATCCGCAGCTTGGCGGTGTCATTGGCGCGGGGGCCAGCGCCCGATAGGTCTTCAATAGTGCGCAGAATATTGGCGCGGGCGTTGTCGCCTTCCAGCTTCAGCGCGGCTTTGTCTCCGGGCGTCAACTTTGGGTCTGCTTGCTGATGAGCTTGCAAAGCGTCCAGCACTTTAGTCATGTTGGCAACAGGATTATGCCCAAGATTCTCCAAAGCGGCGGATTGGCGTCCCATACCCCGGACTTGGTTATTCATAGCAGTGATCATATCACCAGCTCCAAACCTTTCATTGATCTCCGCGACGGCTGCAGGTGATACGTACTTGAGCACCGAGTTATGATCGTAGGCGCTCGAAGGATTAAATTCTTTCAGGGTCTTCGGGCGAAGTGACACTTCCCCCATTTCCCCCTCGGCGACAAGCTGCCCCGTGGAGTCAAGGGATCTTCCGCCTCCCATGCGCGAATCATAGAACTCCTTCAGGAACTCTTCCTGCTTGGCCTTGCTTGAGCCGATACGGCTGGGATTGTTTTTCCTTTCTGGCTCGGCATTAAAATCAGCCTCCATGCCTTTCCAATCGATGCGGGGGGACATGAAGTCCCGGAAAGATTCGTAGTCCTTTGTCGTGCCTCTTCGGTCGCGGAAGAAGTTGGCGGCCTTGTCCAGGTTAGAAGTCAGCGAGGCGTTCGCCATTTTGAAAGGGTCATAGTGTAGAGTTATAACTTGATCCGGGTCGTACCCGATATTACCGCCTTTGGCATTAACTTCGTTGCGAATGTCGTCCGCGTGCGCGGTGAACTCTTTGGCTACGCCGCTGAGAATCTCCTGCTCTTTGGAAGATAGTGCATCAAGATTAGGGGTCTTGCGGGTAGACCCCTTGGCCTTTGAGATGGCTTCCGCATAAGCCTTTCCATTGGCTTTCAGATAAGGGAGGAGCCCGTCAATGTAGTTCATCAGACGGCCTGTCTGTTTGTCGGCCCCATGGGTTAACGCAAGGTCTATGTGCGCCTGACCGCCAGTCGATCGACCGTCATCGCCTACAGCCAAGGCGTCCGCAGCAGAAGCGTAATGGGGTGTTTCCCCTTTGGTCGTGTCCAGTATCTTGATTGCTTTGCGCGTGTTGTTCTGAACAACCTCGGCGTCGTTGAGAGCATGCCGGAGCGCGGTAGCGGTTCCAAAATTATGTTCGTCGATAGCCTGTTGGATTGTGGAGCGCAGCGCGTCCCTGTCATTGGATTTGAAGGCTTGGAGAGCGTTCTTCCTGAGAGTACTTTGAAGGCCGGGATCTATATTTGTGCCCGCAACCTCGGAGTCGAATTTGGTAAAGCAGTTTTTGGCTTCTTGAGTCATGCCGCCTTATACCGCATGTATGTTCCAAAGACAATCTTGATCATCGCGGGCGGGTTCATTGCGGTCTATCTCGCATGATTCGGATTCGTCACCGAGGGAGTTAAAATAGGACAACTCGCCAAGGCTTCCCGGTACGGCCTGGCACATATATCTAAAGGCGTCCGCATAGTGAGAAGACTTGTCGTGCCGAGGATCGGTGTAGACCTTTTTCGATTCGTCGTATTCCCGGCGGTAGGCGTCCAGCATGTCGATTAGCTTCGCGCACTTCGAGGAGCTAAACCGGATGCGGGGAAACAAAGCTCTGCACCTCTGGATGCCTTCATCGACACCGGTCTTGGGTAGGATGGTAAAATTGATACCAGCTTCGATTGCTTGTCGGAACGAACTCCAACCGCCTGCACGGGTCTGGCGCAAATCGTGGGGGCCGTAGTGCCGTCCATACTGATAAGGCTTGGATAAAAGAATTTTTTTGAATTGTCGGAAGTCCATGAAACTTCCGGCTTCGCAGTCGATGACATTTATGCCACCTGTTGGTTCGAGTTGAAAAAAGAGACACACCATATCATCTCGCCAACCAACATCCCATGAGGTGAAAACAGGTAGATGAGGCTGGTAAGGTAAAGGCGTTATCCGTCCGCTGGCGCGGGCCTCCACCATGTTTTTGGAAAATATAACACCTTCGACAGCAGCGGAGAAGCTACACCAGTATTCTTGCTGAACCCACTCTTCCGGGAAGCCCATCTTTCGATCTTCTTCGATAGCTTCGTATTCGACGGCCCGCTTCATCTTTCCGTCCTCTGTCCATACGGCCTCATCGACCGTGAGAGTTTCCGCGAAGTAATTAGGATCGGAAGCGGCGAAGTCGTAAATTTGTTTGAAGTGGTTATGCCCTCGAGGCGTGGATATGAAGCAGGCCCATCCGCCATTCGCGTTTAACATGGGTTTCACGACACGCCATATTTGATCGGAGTCCATAAGCGCGAACTCGGAGAAGCCTACGCCGATAGGCCCTGACCCGGCAGCGTCATCCGGGTTGGATGCGCCTACCAACATATAGGTAGAACCCGTGGCGAGGTTGATACGCATTTCGTTTGCATTACTACCCTCGCGTAGCTGTTCAGGGATATAGTCGATGTTGCGATGAGCATTTGTTCCCTGCGTGTAGCCTTCCCAAATAGCTTTACGGCCTTGCTTTAATTCAGGAAATACGTGCCAGTACGTACCTTTCCTTTTGGTGGTCATGTAGGCGATCAGGTTGAGGAGAAAGTTGTCTTTTCCAGTTCGTCGGCTCCAGCACATGACGCCCAGTTTGCAGATACCTTTTTTATTCGGGTTGGGTGGGCTTGTGAAGTAGTCCCATGCTTTTTGTTGGTAGGGCCGAGGCCGCCATCCGAGCGCGGGAAGGACAAGAGTGTTGTCGGATACCCCGCTAACGATCTCAGCGACAGGGTTATCCGTTATAGTTATAGGCGTCTCGGAGCGAGCTAGCATGCGGGTTCGGGCTTGCTCCAATAGAACGTCGCGCGGCATAGACCGCACAACGTCTCCGCCTCTCATAGCTCCCAGTTTCACTTGTCCTTTGAAAAGTCGCGGCCTATGACAGCGAGTTGACCTATTTTGATATCCTTGCTCCCACTCTTAGCCTTTTCGACGCTGTTCTTGACCTTGATAAAAGCGTCAACTTTGTCCAGCGGGTTTATCTCTTTGCTAGCTTCGATCAGCGCGAGCTGTCGGCCCAGGGCCATATCGAGGTCAAAGCCATATTCTGTTTTCCAAAGTTCCAGCAATCGATCAGGCGAGTACCTCGCCAAGGTGGAAGTCATATTGACAAGTCTATATGGTGCAGTTAGTTTCGTCAATATGTTCAGAATCGCTCGCGCGGAAGATGGGCAACGCATGATGGACGTGACCCGAAAAGAAATATCATGCACGAGAGACTGGGAAGACGAAACCTTTACCACCTATCTCGGATACTACATTGCGTCAGGGCTGGCCATAACCGATGGTGAAGGGTACTGCATCGGCAGGCCCGTCAAGGAAGTTAGTACAGGAGTTAAGGATAGATATGCTATCGACTGGGACGGACACTGTATGTGGGTAGAGTCCGTCGCCGGGTGCAAGTGTAAGATGGGCAAAGCGATACGTTACTCATTGAGCTTGCTTAAAACCTACGGGTGCGATATAAGGCTCATCGCATGGAACCGGACGCACTTGGATCGTCCTGAACCTGTCATAATGGAGATCAACCGTATACTTAGATTTGTATGAACATACCTAAATATTTAGACTTTGAAATGCGGTGCTATTTTGGCAGTGGGGGTGCTCCTACGCCTCAAGCAGCTCCCGAGGCGCCCGCACCGATAGCCACGCCGCCAACCCCTGCCAGCCAGCCAGCCGCAGGAACGCAAGAGCAAGCAGCGCAACGTCTCTACGTAGCGGATACCCAAGGTGGGCAGAGCTTAGGCGGAACTGTCCCTAACGCTAATAAAACAAGCGTCAAGACTATCCTCGGAGGTTAACATGTACGACACAATGCCCGTGTATTACTACTGCTTTGGTAGCAGCTCCACGCCCACGGCGCCAGCCGTAACCCCTTCGCCTGCAGCGCCTCCGTCGGCTACAAATAATAATCCAACAGCAGGGGATCAGGCGGTGGCAGCGGACGCCAAGGCGCAGCAAGCGAAAGGCGTCCTCGCATCCCAAACCCCAACAGATACGACAGCAGCTTCTAACAAAGCATCCATACTAGGCGGCTAATCATGAGTGTAGACATAACAGGATTGGCAGAAGGCTCAGGGAGTAAGGACGAGGCGTATAAGATCATAAAATGGTACGATGAAATCAATGCCCATCGTAAGATATGGGAACCCCTGTGGCAGGAGATACGGGAGTTGGTAATCCCGAACGCCAAAGACTTTACGCGTAGGATTATGATTCCGTATAACCGCAAAGAGCGGATATACTACGACGCGCCTATATGGGCGCTTAACACTCTTGTCAGTGGGTTGCATTCCTACATAACGAACCCGTCATCCCGGTGGTTTGCTCTCCACTGCGGCGTCGATGACGTTGATATGCAGTACGACGTCATGGCCTATTTTGAGGCTTGCGCAGACGCCATCTTCAACATGTACTCCGACCCCGAAGTGGGTTTCAATTTCAGTATGCCCGAGCTGTACCGCGAAGGCGCGGCACTCGGAACGGCTATCATCTCGTTGCTGGATGATAACAAGACTTTCGCGCTTCGCCCCATGCCTCTTTCCGAGTGCTCGATCGCCGAAAATGACAAGGGAATGGTGGATGTGCTAGGTCGTAAATTTCAACTTACGAATCGGCAGTGTCTGATTAAGTTCGGAAAAGCCTATGCCGCGATTCCCTACAAAGGCTCTCAGACCGAAGAGCGTACCGATATTCTCCACTTTGTTTACCCTGTTTCTCCTACAGGACCGCTCCGGTTTAAGAGCGTCTACATCCACATGGAAACCCAGACGATGCTCTCACAGGGAGCGTATGATTTTTTTCCCTTCCTTGTCTTCCGTTGGACAAAAATGACGGATGATGTTTACGGTAACTGCCCCGGACGCGACTCGCTTCAGAATATCCGGTTACTAAATACAGCTATCCGCACCTACATGCAGAGCGCGCAGCTTCGTGGCTTACCGCCCTTCGTCTACGAAAACGACGGCGTGCTGATCAAACCTGTTTTAGAGCCCCTTAAAGCCCACGCCATCGCGCCGGGGAGCAATCCTCCACGCAGCATGGACTTGGGCGGGGATATTAAGATCACCGAAGAGTACTTCAGATTTCTGAAGGAGGGCATCGACAAGGCGTTTTATAACGACTTGTTCGTCGGCAACGACTACGGGAACCGCGAGCGCGTTACCACCGTGGAGGTTCAATCGGACAGGGACGACAAGCTTCGCATGCTAACCCCCGTCACCGCTCGGTTAGAGGGCGAGGTTCTATCGCCGCTGATTCGCAGAACTTTCAGGTTCTTGGAGAAGCAGGGTAAATTACCAAAGAAGCCACGGGCATTGAACGGGCGCAACGTTTTTGTTAAGTACATGAGTCCGACCGCGCGAGCCCAACACGCTCGAAAGTCGGAGAACACCATGGAATTCCTGAAGGAGTTCATACCTTTGACACAGCAGTTCCCCGGACTTATGGATTACATCGACACAGATCGCCTGGTACGCGACACGGCGGACGGCATGGACGTATCCGTTAAAGCGATTCGTTCCCCTCAAATGGTGAAAGTATTACAGCAACAGCGGGCGCAACAGCAAGCCCAGCAACAGCAAGCGGAGCAGGCCATGAACGCCACTCAGGGTATGAAGAACGTCGCGCAGGCCGCGCAAGCTTCCCCCGACACGTTTAAAGGCTTGATGGGACAACAGTAATGACTCAAGAAAAGCAGATCGAGCGTCTTCAGAAGAAGCGCGATATTAAACGTATTTATAACCGGGTCTTTACCTCCGAGGACGGTAAGGCACTTATTCGCGACTGGTTGAAGGTACACTATTCAGTGCCTAAAATGACCGACACCGACGAGAAGCGCAGCTTTATGGAGGGCCAAAGGGCCTTCATACTGCAGATACTGCATACGGTTTACGATTCAAACGATTTCTCCAATGAGATAACAAGTCTCATTCAGGAGATGGAAGAGCAAAAGAAGGAAAACCTATATGACTGAAGCAATTGCAGCACAAGAAGCAGGCGCAGCCCTTGGTGGGGCAGCCCCGATTACCACCGGAGCAGGCGCGCCCGCTACCACGACAGAAACAGTAATGACGGGCTTAACCGCTGGAACATGGAGAGAATCCCTCCCAGCGGATCTCAAAACGAACGCTTCGCTAGCTAAGTTCGGCGATGTTAATGCGTTGAGCAAATCGTACCTGGAGTTAGAAGCATTTCGGGGAGCGCACCTCCCTAAACCGAATGACGCGTGGACGGAAAAAGAATGGAGCGATCTCTATGGTAAGCTAGGACGTCCCGAAACCCCGGACAAGTATGGGTTCAATAAGGATACCATCCCTAAAGAACTACATGGCCAGTACAACGAGGAGGGCGATAAGGTTGTCGCACAGATCATGCACAAAGCGGGCCTTACCTCGGCGCAAGCCAAGGCTGTTCGTGACGGTTATGCTGCATGGCAGCTCAAAGGTGTCGGCGTAGCCTCTGAAGGGCATGCGAAGGCTGAACAGGCCCGGCAAGCTGCCTTGACCGAACTTCAACGAAGCTATGGAGACGATTGGAAGAATGCGCTAGACGGCGGCGATCGTGTCCTGCAAAAACTCGGGGGCGAAAAAACAATCGCTTGGGCCAAGGAAAAAGGCCTTACCCAAGATCCCACATTCATCGACTTGATGGTGAAGGCCGGGGCGACTCTCCGGGATCACCAGATCATCACGGGCGTACCGCAATTGGGCGGGGGTAATTTCCTGGAGTCGGCTGCGGCGGCCAAGTCCGAGATCGAGCGTATGAAGGCTGACCCGGAAACCGTTAAAGCTCTGATGAATCCCCGACATCCCGGTAATGCTGCTGCCGAGAAGAAAATGCATGAGCTCTTTCAAGCCGCGTATCCAAAGAGTTGACAATCAGTCTGATACGGTATATACATCCCGCAACGTGATAATCCGGCGAAAGCCGCGACCCGTGGCGGGATGTAAAGGTTCCCGGTGGCAGCCAGACGTATCTGGTTGAAGTCTTCGTAGTTATTCAGGCCGCGAAAGCGATAACCTGAAGAACGAAAAGGGCGGATCGGTTAATTCAGAGAGCCGCTAATTCTCTGGAATTGTTTTAGAACCACAACCAAAGGAACCTTTATATGGCAGCTACATTTGATGCCGCGGATATCCAACAGTACGAAACGTACATTAACTTGGCTTCGCAGCAGATGGAAGCTCGCCTGACCCGTTTTCTCCAAGAAGACAAAATGGCAGGCGTTCGTAAATTCTACACCCGCTTAGCAGCTTTTGCTCAGCCCCAGATCGCTACCTCTCGCAATATGGATATTGTGAATAGTGATCCTCAGTTCTCAAGGCGTATCGTCGCTCCCAAGCGCGTATACTGGGGAACCGCATTGGATGACGCAGATACCATCCGTGCCAACATCAACCCAACAGGCGACTTTGTTCGTTCTGCTATGTACGCGATGGAACGTCAAAAGGACATTATCACCATCTCCGCATTGCTTGGAACAGCACTGTCCACCAGCGACTACGGCACTACAACCGCTTCGGTTGCGCTGCCTTCTTCGCAGGTCGTCCCTATTGGCTACATGGAATCTGGCGTCACAACTGGTACTTCCGTAGCGGGCAACACCGGCATGACGGTTGGCAAGATCAAGTACGGCCTCAATCTCCTCAATTCTCAGGAAGCAGTGCTTCCCGGCGACGAGGTTATTGTCGCTATCAATACTTGGGGTCTTAACCAACTCAAGCGTGACCAGCAAGTTACCAATATCTTCTACAGCGACAATAAGTGGCTGACCGATATTGATTCCCACCCCGTGCAGCGGGCTTTGGGTGTCACGTTCATTCGTACCGAGCTTATCCCTACTATCAATGCAGGGTCTAACTCAGGCACGGCGACCGCTGTCATGTTCACCTCTCAAGCGGCCAAGTTCACCAACCTTAAACCCGTTACTGCTCGTATCGACCTTCTCCCGAATAAAGTCGGCGAAGTGTATCAGATTCAGTCGTATGCTGATTTTGATTGCGTGCGCATGTTTGAAGAGCGCGTCGTATCGATTCCGTTTGATATGTCGGCATAACCAAAAAAGGAAATAAATATATGGCTACTTATAACACTATCAACTACGCCCGGACTGCCAACGGGTTGGTGGCAAGTGGGTCTTCGGTTACGTCCACGATTCTCGATACTTTTCAGATTCGGGAAATCAAGCACGTGTCCCAGGTTCAGTTTGACACCAGCATCACGCCTTTGGGAACAGACACATTAAATCTGATCACCCTTCCGGCTAACGTTATTGTTACCAACATCAAGCTGTCCAGCACGGTGGCTTTGACTGGCTCGGCGACTATCGCTATCGGTACACCGCAGAACGGCACCGCCTTTACGGGCGCACCTATCAGCACCATACTGGCCGCGAATAACACCGAACTCTACACCAATCCCGTAGGCTTCGGTGCTCAGCTAGGTTCAGCGACTACGCTGGTCGCTAACTTTGCCGGAGCGCTTGTCGGCTCAGCTGCTAAATTCACCTTCCTTATCGATGTAATCGCTTAAGGTCGGTCATAGGGGGCGGGCGATTCTTTACAGGGTCGCCCGTCTTTTATAAAGGTCACATATGGCGAGAACAGAGGTAGACATTGCAAATGCCGCACTGGCAAAGCTAGGCGCGGGGCTCATAACGTCCTTCAAGGATACGGCTACGACAGCAGAGGCCGTAGCAGTTCGTGCTCGATACCCTTTTTGCGTCGATTTCGTTCTCCGAATCCACCCTTGGAACTGCGTGACACAGAGGGTTGCGCTTGCCCCTGATGCTCAAGCTCCTGCGTTCTACTACACACAACAATTTTCAATTCCTGCGGACTTTCTGAAGGCGCAGGATGTTTCAGATGATCCTGAGGGCCAGGATGTTCCCTTCGGTCGCCGGCCTCAATACGCTTTTGAGAACAATAAGATTTTAATGTATAATGTGTCGGTATGCTATCTCAGGTATACCGCTCGGTACTCCGACCCCAATCAGCTTGACGAGGGATGCGCTTCCTCCATCGCTGCGTATCTGGCTTACGACATATCGAAGCTCCTTTTACAGAATGACGAATCACAGAAGTTCCTTTACGAGCAGTTCGCCAAGACCATTGATACCGCACGCGCGGAGAACGCTCAGGATAAGGATACTTCGGCTGTCGCGGATTATTATGACATTGCACGGAGGGGTTGGTAAATGCCTTTCCCCACCATGCGGGCCCCGACATCCGGGCCGGTTGAGCCCCGGAGCGTCATGCAGCATGCTTTCACCTCAGGGGAGATTTCCCCTCTGGTACTGGCACGTCAGGACTTCGGCCCTTACGCCTCTGCCTGTGCGGAACTGGAAAACTTTATCGCTACTCCGCAAGGCGCTCTCATCAATGACAATGGCACCGAGTTCTACGGCGCGTCAAAGAATGGGGCGCAAATAAGGCTTCAGAAATTCATTTACAGCACCAACGACGCCTACTGCCTGGAGTTTGGCGCTGGCTACATTCGCTTCTACACTTCAGCGGGGCAGGTGCAGGTATCGGGTTCGGCTCTTGAGGTTGTTACCCCGTACCAAGTCGCTGACTTGAACGCTTTAAAGTTTGTTCAGGACGCGTCCTATCTTTATATCACTCACCAGAATTATCCGCCCGCCACGTTGGCGCGAACGGTGCTTTCGGGAACCGCCGTATCTTGGTCATACTCCGTGCTCGCCACGGTGGACGGCCCGTATACGGACGTGAACTCAGACTTAAGTAAAACATTTACAGCGAGTGCGACCACCGGAACGGCGATAACCGTAACGGCTAATTTCGGAACCGCTTTTCAAGCTTTGGATGTGGGTCGGATCATAAGAATGGAGGAATCGATATCCTCTTCCTACGACACCTGGACGTCCACGGTTCCTTACGAGAATAATGGTTTGGTGGTGAATGCCGGGGGCGTCTATAAGTGTATAACAGGGTCTACATACCCGACCCCGGATGGGTCGCTTACGCGCCAGCACGATACGGCTCAGTGGCAAAGGGGTGTAGCTTACCCAACAGGTTACTACTGCGTGTGGGGCCAGAATGTCTACATTAGCACAACAGCAGGTACCAGTGGCCCAAACCCCCCCACGTACACGTCTGGAACGGGGAACGATGGAGGTGTGTACTGGGACTACGTAGGGAAACAAGCAGGAACCCGCGCACCAGTACATACCACGGGGACAGCCACGGACGGTAATCTTTGGTGGAAATTTCTTCACGGGCAATTTGGTGTGCTCCAGATTGACGCTGTTAACTCAGGGTCGTCATGCACGGCTCATTTTATCCAGACGAACTACTCCACGCAGCTACCGGATTCTACAACGAGCGGCACAATCCGGTGGCGCATGGGCGCATGGGGTTCTTCCACCGGGTATCCAACTTGTGCGGCTTTTTACCTGAATCGGTTGTACCTCGCCGGAACGCCTTCCCAGCCACAAACCATTTGGGGTTCGTGCTCAAATGACTTTAATAATTTTGCGCCTACAGATATCGGATTGAACGTGCTTGATACGAACTCGATCAACGAGACTCTGAACGCGGTGCAGGTTAACGCTATTGAGTGGATGGTTCCGCAGACCCGGCTACTCATCGGCACGAGCGGCGGGGTATTTCAGCTACGCCCCGGAACGAACACCACTAAATCCCTTGCGCCTTCCAACATTGACATATCTCCTTCGGCCTCCGAGATCGGGTGCAATAATATCCCCGCCAAGTTGATCATGTTCAGCTTCCTGGCGGTTTCCCGAAGCGGCAACAAGCTTTACGAGTACAACTATCAGTATCTGATTGATAACTTTGAGCCGACCGAGCTAACTCTCGTCCCGGAACATATCTTTAGACAGCACGGTGGGGCTGTCCTCATGGACTATCAAAGCGAGCCCTACCCTACTCTGTGGTTTGTCTGCGAAGACGGCACACTTGTCGGGTTCGCCTATGAGAAATCGCAGAAGGTGAATGGTTTTCACAGGCACACTTTCGCGGGTGGTGTTTGCGAGTCCGTCGCGGTGCTGCCCGACCAGTTTACCTCTGGCAATGACGCTGTGTGGGTATCGGTGAACAGAACGCTGAACGGAACAGCAACCCGGTGCATCGAGGTTTATCAGGATGTATTTCACGCTACGACTTCCAGCAATGATCCGAACCAATGGTTCGTGCAGTGTGGTATATCAGGGGCGTCCGGAACCGCTGCGACTCTTTGGACAGGCGCTCAGCACTTAGCCGGGAACACCATAACTGCTATCGTTGACGGAAGCGTTCAGCCTCCCGTAACCGTGGCGAGTAATGGTAGTTTCACAACTCAGGATGCAGGCACGGCATGCGTGGCGGGCATCCCGTACGTTTCTACCCTTCGGACTCTTCCGGTCGATATAGAAGCTCAAAGTGGAAATACCCAGGCGAAGAAAAAGACGGTGGCAAACGTCTATCTCCGCGTGGCGGACACTGTGGGATTTTCGTATGGTGTGGCACAGAATGGTATCGCTGTGTCGCTCTACACACAGCAGGCCAACACGGATGTAATTGGCGCGGCCCCAACGTACTTCAACGGGGATATCCGCTGCAAAGTCTTGCAGAATATCGGGACGTATGCTGATATATTAGTGCAGCAGACCCAACCCTACCCTCTTCAAGTTCTTGGAGTGGTGAGGGATATAAGTTTGTTGGAGAAAGACTAATATGACAATGATTGCCAGCGGCGTGGGGGATATGATAGGCGGCGGACTGTCTATTATCCAAGCCATGCAGGGCAGTAATGTCAAAGCGGACATTTACAATTCGGAAGTGGCTGCGAATAACGCACAGATCGCGGCATGGGAGCGGCAGCAGACGGAGATGCAGTACTCCGCTCAGAAGAACATGATCGCCACGCAGGGCGCGTCCAAAGAAGGCGCGATGGAGGAAGGTATCCGCGCCGCCCAAGCCACCGCCGTCAATAACGCAGGCGCGGGCGGTGGACAGGTTTCAGGCTCAACAGCAGATGCTATTTACAGCTCGACCATGAACCAGGAGCGTTCCCGGCTTCAGGAGAACTACCGCACCCAACTTTCTGTCTGGCAAAATCAGACCAATGCGAATACATCTAGCTACAACGACTTAGTGAAACAGACGTATTACCAAAATGAATCTGTGATGGACCAGTATAAGGCGAATGTGGACAAGGAAACGAACTTCTTTAACGAGGTGGGCGGAGGCCTTAAGATGGCCGCTGGCCTCGGTGAAATAATCGGCGGGGCCATGGGCGCATAATATGAGAACACCAGTACCAGCTTTGGACGTGCAAGAGACAGAGAATCCGAACGCTATCAACGTTTCGGCTCCTGACGTTATCCACGGATATAATACCAACACTGCGCCCCACATGGATAACATCGGGGTAGACTTCTCGGGGCTTCAGAGGGGTGTTGGTAGTGCAGTCCATGCAGGCGAGGAATACGAATCTGCTCAGGCCAAGCTTTGGGCCATGAACCAGGCGAGCAAGTACAACATCGCCATGCATCAGGAACTCGGTCAAGCCGAGGCCAATGGTACGCCTGTTAATACAGCAGAGTTTGACGCTCGCTGGGAAAAGAACGCGGAGGAAGCAGCTAAAGGCGGCTTCGATGGTTTGGCGCAAAACATGTTCCTTGAATATACATTCGGCCTTCGCGCGCGTGCGGTTAATCGTGGGATTAACATTGAGGCCCAGTACAATTTAAAAAAGAATCGACGCGATTTTACGGATGCTCTAACAGGTGCGCTCGTGTCTCAGGGCGGCGACCCGGTGGCGAACATGCACGAACAAATAAAAACCGTAAAGGCGATGCAGAATGTGCCGGGAATGACCTCTCTGGTTCCCGATGCTCCGCGGATAGTAAGTCAGGCTATATCCGCAGCCGTTCAGGGCGGCCTAGCAGGTTTAGCTAAACAGATAGGCCCGATCCCCGCAGCAACGGTTATCTCCAAAGGTGGCCTCGGCGTGCAACTTGATCCGGTTCAAGAACAACATACTGTTAATCTTCTCTGGAATCAGGGGGAAGTTGACAGCCGCGTTGGGGTGTCCGTAGCAAGGCAGAAATTAGACGCTTTCAAAGACGATGAGTCTAACGGCACATCGCATTCCCCGAAGGAGTGGGGGGCCGCATTTGCGAATCTCGCGAGGGCGCAGGCGCATATGGAAGACCCCGGCGTTGGGCCTCGTCCTGACTTGGTTCAAGGCTTGCTGAAAATACAGGACTATCGGAAGCAGGAACTATCGGAGATGGCCGATTCCGGGAAGGCAAGCAATTCTGCGCTCGAAGCCATAGATCAGTACTACCAGACAGGAATTGTTTCAACCGCCATGGCGGGTATTCGTAACCTTCCTTTTGAGCAGCAAGTGCAAAAGGTGAACGAGATAAAGGCTGAATTCAATGACCGCGATTCGGTGCATTTGTGGGCTAGCATGGATAAACAGCTTGGTGATGCCAAGAGGATGTTAGCTCCTACAGGCTCTAAGACGGCAGACCCCGCAGGATATGCTAATAAGAATCCTGATATAAACGACGCGCTTACTAAATGGATGTCAGCCCCGTCGAGCAACCCGCAAGAGCGCGGGGATAAATATGGCCTTCTCACGCTTTACAAAGAAAAGTCATCCGCCGCCCAGAATGCTGTTGGCGTTCCGGTTGGGAGTGAGATGCTCCTGCCTAAAGACGTAGCGGATAACATACGCGCGGGTCTTCGCACGGATCAGGCCAAAGGGGATTTCATACGCGAAGCGATGGGAAATCCCGACAAAGCGACGGGAAATCAGCTTATCGGCGAGGTCATGGGAAACGGGCATGGCCAAGTGTCGGGCGCGGTGAACTTGCTCCGCCTGAACCCGGATAACAAAGACTTTTACGACCGGCTGGCGAACAGCGAAAACAAAGTGAAGTACGCGCCCAAAGACATTCACACGATGGGCGCGCTCGTCCAAAAGAACCCACTCTATTCAGCTATTGTAACCCAGGATACCATCGGGAAGGTTCCGGGCGGTATGACTCCGACCGAATGGGAAGAGACGTTATCAAATGCCGCACTTGATTTGCAGCATAGCCATAATGGATTATCGAACCGGGATGCGGTCAATACGGTGGTGCAGGAGTCCTTCGGGCACGCATACGTTCCGGTCACGCAGGGTGGAAAGATGACGTTGTTCCCGACAGGTGTGTTTAAAGATGAAGCCGAGATCAAGCAGCATATCGGCGATGCGGATAACTTGCTGCACGACATGGTAAAATCGCGGGATAATAACACGTTTATGGGGGGCACGACCCCCGCAGATTACACGCCTCTAGGCGAACTTAAATCCGGCTGGCTATGGGGCTTCAATACGCCTCATGTGTGGGCCTACGATGACCGGACAAAGTCACTTACCTTTCTCAAAGACCTAGGGGGTCACATGGCTCCGGTAAAGCTGCAAGATGGGCGGACACTGCAATTTAATTTAGCCGCACTAAAAAGCGTGTTGGAAGCACAGAAGCGTTCTATTTCTACTCCCGGAGAGTTCTGGTCATCGTCGCATCTGGACGAGCTGATACCCAAGAACGCGATACCGCCACAGTACCAGAGCCCCCCTATTGCGCCTCAAGCTACGAGTCAGGTCGTACCTTCGGGAAAACCGGTTTCGATTCCAATGAAGGTAACTCAGTACGGATATCCCGGAGATTCAACCCCTGATTCCAACACTAAAAAAGGCATAGGTCTTTCGGAAAGCATGCACTTGCAGGACGGTGTATCCGCGGCGTTGTCCCCTTCGTCAGAGAAAAAACTTAATGCCAAGCCGAACGACGTCTTAAAGATAGAACACAGCGACGGGAAGGTGTCCTATGTTAGATTTCATGATAGAACATCCCAAAAATTAAAAGACGACCGCGTTGATTTGTATAAGCCCGGAGGGTTTGATAAAGGTATACCCGTATCTGGCACCGTTACGAATCTAGGGCCAAAAGGCGGATCGTGAGTAACGACCCCCTCGGAATAGTTGCGGCTCAGGTGTCGGAAGCACCCGTAGATACGATGACGGCGGCCTCCGGGCATGTTCCCGGTTTGTTAGAAGGGGCAGAGACTTCTTTCGCTCAAGCGGCAGCTGAGTCGTGGCGTCCTTTTTTAGAGACAGCACTAGCATTTAAGAACAAAGGCGACCGCCAAGTCGATTCCGACGAATTTGAAGCTCGTTTCGCTGTCCACGGTGTATCCCCTGATACCTCTTTTGAGTTGAAGCCGGGGCAAACCATATCGGAAAACACCGCCAGCGTTTTAAGCGAATACACGCGAGACATGGACATGCGAGCGCGTCTTCTGAGCCACCAGCCCAGTGGTATCGTAAATAACACGACGGATTTTATCGCGGGCTTGGCGGGCGGATTGCTAACACCCCAAGGTTTAGTTTTCAGCTTACTTCCTGTAGGTATCGTCGGAAAAGCAGGAGAGTACGCCCTCGCCAAGGTTGGTATGGAAGGCGCGGGGAAAGCTCTTTCGATGGTCCTCTCTTCTTCATTCGTAGGCAAGACAGCAGATGCCTTTCTGACAGGCGCGTCTATAAGTGCCTTCATGTCCCCCCTGGATTACATGGATGATTCGATCCGGGGCCAGGATATGACCTTTGGAGACAACGCCCGAAACATTTTATATGGGGGTCTTACCATGGCTGGGGCGCACGTAGCCGGGGAAGCGATTGGCGGGATAGCTCGCTACCTAACGGGCGACGTATCCGTGGATACGAAACGAAACGTATATGAGGCAGAGGTGAACGCTATCAAAGGCGCACCCGAGGGAGAAATAAAAGCAATCCTAGCCGCCGACCCAAAAGCCGCTGCAGCCAAATTTGAAGCCGATAACGGGCGCCCGCTAACAGATCAAGAGCTGGCGTCTTCGGTCAATCAAGCGAAAGCGGAGATCGGCCCCGAATCGGTTGAAGCGCAAAATGAGGCCAAGCAGGTGGAGGATAAGCAGCTCCGTCAGCAGGAGCTTCCACTCGGTATGGACAAGCCAGCAGCCGAATCTCTGAGCAAAGCGGCTCAGATCGTAGCTGACCCCGTGACGCCTGTGCCAGAAAAGACCCAGAAGATGCTCGAAGGCAACGAGGCGATCAAATCGCGCGTAGACCCTGAGCGTCTCAAAGCGGTTAACGAGCTGGAAGAAAAAAGTAAAGTAGCTGTAGCAGCCTCCAAGAATCTTGAGAATTGCCTTGTTACCTACATGGGCAAAGCTGCGGGCGAAACGGTAGGCTCTGCATTGACACAATCAGCCGAAGCGGGGAGCCCCAGTGGTACGGCTGCGAAAGAGGTAGCTGACGAGACACCTACGGAGACAGAAAAAGCCGCTGCACCTGAACCTGTCCACCAGCAGCCGCAAAGCAGTTATACGGAGCCCAAGCTACCCAAGGAACTTTCTAAATCCAGCCCTAGGTACGGTGCTACGATACCTCATTTCGAGAGCGACTTAGATAAAGCGGCGTACATCGTCAGCGCGAAGAAGCAGTCAAAAGCGCATAGCAAGTTCACAGACTGGCTGGACACTCATGGCATCGAAGCCGATGAGGTGGCCAGTCGCTACAAGGCCGTTAAAGATTTCATCAAAAATAACGCGGAGAATGCAGACGAGACGGGCAAGCTCCACGTCCCCGATACTAGGAGCAACCAGCGTTGACACAAGAGGCACAACAAGCTAGTAAGGAAATAAGTTCATGAGCGTAACCAACACATCCATAAAGACTTCATATATCGGAAACGGCGTAACGGTTGCGTTCAGCACTAATTTTCCGGTAATTGATTTCACAGACGTTCAAGCGTCCTTAACAGGAACCGCAGGAACTTACAACTGCACCTACGGAACCGACTATACGGTATCCGGCGACGTGACCACTTCCGCAGTGACTGTTACCTTTGTGGTAGCCCCTGCGAGCGGTATTCAGGTTCTTATTTACAGAGTGGAGCCGCTGACGCAGGTCGACAACTTCGTGGACAACGCGAGATGGACAGGCGCCGATGTCACCAGCGCGTTCGACAAGCTGACCATGATCTCGCAGCAGTTGCAGGATCAATCGAATCGTTCCATACAATTTCCTATCGCGGACACGGGCTCCGCGACAAACGTTCTTCCAACGTTGGCCTCTCGCGCAGGAATGCTTTTAGGCTTCGATGCCAGTGGTGATCCTGTCGCGATAACACAGTTTGGGAAATGGCGGGGCAACTGGACAACTGGTGCTACCTACTACTACGCCGATACAGTTCAAGACCCCGCCACCCTGTCTCTCTACTACGTTACCGCTCAACCTTCTTACATTTCAGGAACCTCTGTCGCCGCTGACGTTTCAGGTGGGTACCTGTTAAAGATGATCGACGCCACGGTCATTTCAGCGAACGCCGGGAGCGCTGCTTCGTCCGCCGCGTCCGCGCTGGTTTCCGCGAATAACGCAGGAACCTCTGCGAACAACGCTGCGGTATCCGCCGCAGCCGCTCTTGTATCCGCAAACAACGCAGGAACCTCTGCGAACAACGCTGCGGTATCCGCCGCGTCCGCGCTGGTTTCCGCGAATAACGCAGGAACCTCAGCTAG